CTGCTGTACAGGTGCCGGCTGCTGTACAGGCTGCTGTACAATGGGTGTTGATTTCTTTTTAATAGTTGCCGCAGCTCCTACTTTTGCCATTGACTTTCACTCCTTAGTAAATGCCGTTCTGAAGTAACCATAACTGCTGTCTTGCGAGATCGAGATCCGCCTGGTTGTTTTCTACGCTGTGGCCGACGTCGATGAGGTTAAGATATCTGTCCATGTTGTTGGTCCATCTGTCGTATGCGTCCTGATCGAGCGTGTTATACATTGATGCTACGTTGTAAGCATTGTTCCTCGCGTCCGCATATCTCGAATAATCCGTGTTATCAAGGCTTGCATAAGCATTAGCCAGGTTGTAAAGATTATTCCGGGTATCCGCCCATCTGTTGTATCCCTGTTCGTCAAGGCTTGCATAGGCATTGGCAGCGTTGTACAGATTGCTTCTCTCGTCAGCCCATCTTCCGTAATTCTGTGCATCCAGATTTGCGTAGGCATTTGCGGCGTTGTAAAGGTTATTCCTTTCGTCCGCCCATCTTCCGTAATCCTGTGTGTCAAGGCTCGAGTATGCGTTCGCAAGGTTATAAGCGTTGTTCCGCTCGTCCGCATATCTTGCGTAATCCTGTGCATCAAGGTTGGAATATACATTAGCCAGGTTATACGCGTTGTTCCGTGCGTCTGCCCATCTTGAATAGTTCTGGTTCTCAGCGTTCTGCAGTGCGCTTAAGCCCGTGATCTCCCTGTTGTAAGCGTTCTGCTCGTACTGTGGCATGAGTGCCGCCAGCTGGTTCATATAGTTCTCATAAGCGCCCGCTGCAGCGTTGCCTGCGTAAGACGATGCAAGGCCGCCGGTACGTGCGGAGATCTGTCCTAACGTGTCCTGCATGGCCTGCCTGCCGTTGTTTGTGTACATCTGTGACAGCGCCTGGTAGGAAGCGTCCTGCGTCGGATCATATCTCCAGTTCTGAAGGTTCCTTATTGCGTTGTCGATCTCGTTAGAGTAGTCAGACGTGTATGTCCCCTGTGCCTGGTCGAGTGCTGAGTTTATCTTGTCTGCGTACCCGGACTGATAGTTCCCGTCCGCCGCACTGCTTAACGCTTGGTTTACTTTATCGGCATAATTGGAGCTGTAGCTTCCGTAGTTGGCCGCGCCGTTCAAGGCTGCGTTTACCTTGTCCGCATAATCAGAGGCATAGCTTCCGTAATTCGTCGCTTTATCAAGTGCGCTCGTTGCCTTGGAACCGTTCGCGGAAGAATAGTTTCCGTAGTTGTTGATCTTGCTCAGCGTGTTGTTGATCGCTGATCCGTACTGCGAATTGTAGTCGCCGTAATTCGCGACCTTATCCGCAGAATTCTTTACCGCGTCCCCGTACTGCGAGTACACGCTCGGATCCACCTGGCCCCTCTGCTGATTCTTCGTTGTTTCAGTTAATATGTTGTCATAAAAAGTTGGGTAGATGATTGGCATTATTCCGCCTCCTTTTCGGCTGCTTCATATCTCTTCTTATCAGCTTCGTACTGCTGCTGCGCTGCTGCCTTCGCCTCCGCCGCGACGTTCTTTAGAACATCTTCTACAGCAAACATCGGCAGGCCGGATTCGTTCACAAGCTTGACGAGGGCTTCGATGAATTCTTCCCGTGCTACAGTTATCGGTTTATCCATCCTGCTCCTCCCTGTGTACATACTTCTCACGCTTTATCAGGCGGGCTTCTGAATCTAACATTGCCACCGCATGACAAGGCAATTCTGATACAGCCGCAGCAGCAAGGCAGGTGTGGTACTTCTGCTCTGCCTCAGGCTCGTCATAGGGTCCGAAAGACGGCAGGTGTGCCACGGTGCCGTTCGCAAATGTCTGTATCTCTTCGACAAAATATTTCATGGTTATCTCCTTTCGAGCGTTTCAAGCCTCGTTGTTAATTCATTAATGCGGTCCTCGTCCGCCGCCAGTCTTGCGATCAGGAATGGAACGTAATTGATCGTGTAGTATTCGCCGTTGTCGTCTTCCAGCGTCTCTACAAGCTCGTTTTCTTCATAATTTATACCCTCGTCGTCCAGGGCCTTTATGACGTCCTGTGCGATCGCTCCGAATCTCTTAAGCAGGTTAGCGCCGGCACGTGTCGGATCGTTGAAGTCGAAGCGGAAATTCTTCAGCTCTACGCTCCCGGCAGCTCTCTTGTACCGTTCCTCTATAGGCTCTATGTCTGTCTTCATACGCTCATCGGAAGATGTGATCGTCGCATATCCTATAGATGATGTATCAACGTAGAAGTTGATGCGGCCGGAATTTAAATAGTCGACAGTAATGCCGTGTGCCGCTGTTTCGCCGTGGACTACATAGCCCTCGTGCACGTAGCCGTTTCCGTCAATATCCCGGATGAAAGCTCTCTTTTTGGAGTACCACGACATTCTTTCGCTTGCGCTTTCGCCTGCGTCGTAAAATACGAGTGTGGGTTCATCGTTTACCAGCGTTTCATAAGAATTAGTTAATGTAAGCGTCGTAAGCTCCATGGCCTTCTTGCTGTTGCCCTCAGCACCGTTCCATAGTTCCAGAGTTCCTATGCCGCTTTTATTTGCACCTATCCTTACGATCTTCTCGCCTAATGAATTATTGAAGTATTGCGTACCCGTGCCACTCGCTATTAATCCGACTTTTGCCACGCCGCCTGTGCTGTATAAGGTCAACGTCCCGCCATTAGTAATCGTCTGGTCCGAAAAAGCAGTCGTTTCCTTTGCTATCTTCACAAAATATTTGTTCGTGCCGTCGCCGCCTAAGTATGAAGTCTCTGCGCCAAAGAGCGCGGCCGGGTACGTCGCGTTCCCCGCGTGTATCTTATACTGCGAGGACGTCATCTCCGCGAAATGCGTGCTGTCCTTGATCACCTTTACGGTGCTGGCGATCTGGATCTTTGAGCTTGCATTATTGCCTGTGATTGTGATGCCGCCGCTGTTGATGTTGGTAATGTAATTCGTCGCAGTCCTGGCGGCGTCTGTCGTGTCCACGGGAAGCGAATCCATAGCCGCTGTTAAGTTGGACGCATATCTGGTGTAATGGCCGACAGGGACAAGGCTTGTAGTGGAGAAGGATTCCGTCCCGGCAGCGTTTGCTGCTTGGACTTGCTGATATGGGAGTGCGGTTTCGGTTGTAGGTGTTGCGAGTTCGTAAACAAGATATACTCCGCTCAAAGCATTTGTGAATGTGGTTGCGTCCGTATATGCCGTATCCCTTATCGACAATCTACTGTTGTCAGCTCGCACGGCGATTGTTTTGTCAGGTTGAGCCGCCGCATTAATCGCATCCCACGATACCGTCTGATATCGACCGCATATCACGTTCGCCGCCGTGCTGGTATTTACAGAGGGCTTTACGCCTGTCGGGTTTGGGTCTGTATAAAAGCGGGCGTTCGCCGAAGAGTAAACCCATGTCAGACTTCCCAAATCAATAATGCCGTACTTTCTCGTCACCGTTCCGTCCGGTTTGTAGACATCTCCGTCATAGTACAGCTTGTTGTTGCTGTCTAATTTTGGGACACCTCTAAGGGTAAGGGTTGAATCCAGAGGATAGTTGTGGCTAATGAAAGGCTCGTACTCAGTAGCAGCCCCGCCGAATTCTATCTGTCCTTTTACTGCTGTAATTGAAGAAGCCCCGGTAGACATATATCCCCGGAATCCACAATATGCCGCCCCGCTTGGGACGTAGATCGTTGCTGTATATGGATATGATGAAATATTGCTTGCAGTAAAAAAGCTGGTTGCTCTAATAAACGCCATTGTGGCGTCAAAAAACGCACATGCGCACGATCCAGTATAGCCCTGTGGGTTCTCATACCATTTACAGGTGACTTGGGTTGCACTTCCGACTGGAACAATCTTGTCGCAACCCCAATACGCATTACCTTTGTTTTGGTTTACTGTCCCATCGGTTTCCACATATTTCTTCCAGCTCGGATTAAAGTAGTTCTTCCCCGTTGTATCGTGGCTGGCCAGTCCGCTAACGTGCTTCAACTCGCCTGCGTTATAAGCATAAAAGGTGTCGGTGAATAAGCCCCATTCTTTTAATTTGGCAACGCCCGCACCCGCAGTAGCCGATTCCAAACTATAAACATAGTCAGCAACAGCAGCACCAAGCGTCAGCGTTAAATCGAATATCTGCGGTTTCATGGTCACCGTTCCGATGTTCACGTTAGTAGCGTTATTGACTTGCAATCTTACCCATCCTCTTGCGGGAATCGTCGATTCCGCTGCTTTTATGGTTGGGTTAAAAGCGTAAACCGCAGTAGGATCTGGAGATTTTAATCCATAAGCGTAAATTCCAATATTGCTTAAATGAGTCTCAGTTCCTGACTTTCCAGGCGTAATATAATATTTATGATTTGGAAGGCACCAGTTTGTCGTAGCATTTACATAGTTCAAGTTACAGAAAGCATTATCACCTGATCCCGTTCCTGTCAGCGTCCATGATCCGTCATTATTATTAGTGAACGTAATGCCCGCACTCGTTGTCCCTGAAGCTGTTTTCGGAACGATCTGATTCCATGCTATTGAGCCGCCAACTATCTGCTCAAGCGATTCCTGTCCAAGTGCCGCTTCCGTAGATGCCCTAAGGATATACGGGACGTTCCCCGTGGTATATTGAGGTGCTGACCCGCCGACATTTATCTTGTCCGCATTGATCGTGCCTACGCCGGCATTGACCGCAGATATTACGTTCGTCTGCATCTTATCCGCATTAATGCTCCCAGTCCCCCCGTTTACGGCTGAAATTACATTAGCCTTGATGCGGTCTGCCGCTATGGACCCAGCGACGATATTGTCTGCGGTTATATTGCTCTGGCCGGAAATCACCCAGTTCGTCCCATCATATACAAATGTCACGCACTCGCCTGCCGCCCAGGGAGATGTCGCCGCGGTTACGTTGGCGTTGTTCCATTTGATAGTCTTAGCGCCTGTGCTGTTGATATTCAGTGTTGGATTTGCAACACTGTTGGCGTTTGAAAAAGTCACATGGATCGTGCTGCCTGTCTTGAGCTGGAACCCGGTTAAGCTTGCCGTCTTCGCAGCCGTGCCTGCAGCTGTCGTACACGAGCAGAATCCATGCTTGTTCAATGCTTCCGTTGCGGTTTCTTCCGCATCCGCTATCGCAGCTTCATAGTCTTCCGGAGCGGGCGTCCAGGTTGTCGCTCGGTTGCCTTTTTCAAATTTAAAATTCGATAGCGTAACACGAATATCAGTATCCGTGGTATTCCCTTTCGATAACAGCCATTTATTACCGTAGGTGATCATGCCAGAGGTCAGATTGAATGTAGTGCTGAAATGGCCTGAACTGTTGCCAACAGGAACTGTAATCCTGTCGGTTGATATATTCCCGTAGGATGACGTTGCTTGTTGAAAGCCTAATGACAATTCTGTTGCAGCAGTTGCCCCGGTTATGGCATAGTCAAACGAAACTACCCAGTCGTCCGATGTAGTCGCCTGCCTGATGAGGTTCGTCCCATAGGTGCCCGCAGCGTAAAATCCTATCGGTGTAAACCAGGTCCTGTCATCAACGGGAGTGAAGGTAGTTGCGATGCCGGTTCCTAAAGCAAGGTTCCTTCCGCCTATCTCCAAGTTATCGAGCGCCGTCTTCGTAGCGTCTGCTGTAGCCTTGGCCGTATCCGCAGTATTCTTCGCTGTAGCGGCCGTGCTGCTGGCCGTGTTCGCTGTCTGCTGTGCAGCTGAAGCTGTCTGGCTTGCCGTCGTGGCTGTGCTGCTTGCTGTTGCCGCAGTCTGGTTTGCGCTGGTCAAAGCTCCGTCGTAAACCGGAGATGTCCAGTCCCTTGTGCCGTCGGTGTAAAGCGTCTCCACACAGGTGAAGTAATGAGGATAGCTTGAGGAATAGTTAGGCAGCGCCTTATTCCAGGCGTTGTGTACCGTCGGATCATTTGTCGAAACTGTGCTTGACGGAGCTGAAGGAGCGGTGGAGTTTGCCTTTGCAAAGTACAGATCAGTAGTGGAATCTATCCCTACGCCGTCTTCGCCGGTCTCGCCCGTCTCGCCTTTGGTAAGCGACCATGTGTATGACGCGGGCGTAACAGGATCCAGCTCGTTCTCGTCCGTGCACACTCCGATATATGTTGCCCCTTCAAAAGGCGTCACGGAGAAGTCAGCGCCCTGGTCCGATGTGCCGTACGCAAAGTGGACGTAATATGTCGTGCCATCCTCGCCTGTTTCTCCGGGTATGCCCTGCGGTCCGTCCTCTCCTACGAATCTTGTCCACGGCGCGTATGCCGCAGGGTCCGTCGGATCTGTCTGTGTGGTGTTGGTGCAGATGCCGATATAATCGTCCGGTTCGTCTGATATGTCCGCCGATGTCTGCGGGTTCGCTGTGTGCGAGTATTTTATATGTATATAAGTAGTCTGGCCGTCTTCGCCTGCCGGTCCCTGTATGCCCTGCTCGCCCTGATCGCCCTGTATGCCCTGGGCGCCTTTTAAGACTACGAAATATGAGAAGGTATTATGCAGCGTAGGCCCATCCGTAAAAATGACAGGCAGCGTCACGGTGCCGCCTGTGGTAGCCGCAGACGAAACTGACAGCGTGACCGTGCTGCCTGATACACTTGCTGATGCGTTTGTGGCATCGGAAAGGGCCGGAGTGCCGATCGTGAACGTAGCTGTGTCCGGTCCGCAATAGCCTGATACAGAAAAGGAAACGGTCTTGCTGCTGCCAAGGTTAGTGTCGGTGCCGTTCCACGTCACGCTCTCCTGTGACAATACAGATGTATACCCGTCGTCCACGTCAGTGATCGTGATCGAGCTTTGTGAACGTGTAACCGTGCTCGACAGCATGAGCCTGCAGTTATATGACGCCTTAGTATCCACGTCATCCGCGTCAAGCGTGAACGTAAAGCCATTGTCTGACAGACGTGAATCTGAAGGGCTGACAGGATCGTATGTGCTCTCGCCGTACTCCTTGACGTACCATGCAAGATGTGCTCCGGAGCCGAAGGCCGTCTGCAGGTTTGAAAGTGTCCTGATAGCGTCAGATCCGTAATATACCGTAACTGTCAGCACGGTACCTGTGTTGCCGGCATGGAATACGTTGCCGTTTGAGGAATGGATATAGACCAGCGCGGCGTCTTCGCCGGCCGTAAAGGATGAAGATATGCAGACAGGCTCGGACCTTGTCGTAACGCCGCTCCTCGTAGTCTTCGTGTACTGCCACAGATATTCGCCGTCAGATACCACCGGGGCCTCTGTGCTCCACTGTGACGGCGGCGTAGTCTGGGAAGTTGATACGCCGTAATATGTCGTGACAGACTGCACGAAGCCTTCCTCGTTCTTGTCAGTGACAGAGGAGAACCACTGCAGCTGCTCACGCATATATTCGATATAATCCTTAAGGACCTTGACCTGTTCTTTTAGTTCAAGCCCGTCAATGTCCTGTATGTCGTTGGGAAGTAAGCTTGAATTCATCGTGAAGACTCCTTCTGCTGGAATTCTCTCTGCATCGAGAGTATCGTCATCGGGCCTGTGCCGCTTAACTTAAGCTGATACGTATCCGTCCTGGGCGTCTGGTAGACGAGCGTGTTTACTTCGTTCTTCGCCCCTGTGATCGTGCCTATGGTCGTCCATGCGTTCGCGTCAGGCTTCTTCCATGCGGCCGTGATCGTCGAGCCCTGCGGCAGCTCCGTCCTTAAGAACAGCCTGGTGTATCTCTTCTTCTCGAATACTTCCGATGTGGAATTCTTCGAGCTGGATACCGTTTCGATAAAGGGCTTGAATACCATCTCCCAGGTAGCGTTCGTGTTGGCCGCGTCGGTCATGTGGTACAGCTTATCGTCTGCCACGTAATAGTTCTCCGTGCCGGCATGCACCATGGCCTTTGCGTGTGCGCTTCCCGCCTGCACGAGAATCCCTTTGTCGAGGTTGAATTCGAACAGCGCCGCCTGGTTGTTATACAGGCAGGATAACCAGTATTCCCTGCCGTCGAACAGCGCTGTCGTCTGGCCGGATACCTTCGACGGGTCCACGCCGTAGTTGAGCACGTTCACACTCGATCCGTTGTACATCGCAATACCGTGCTCCGATATATATACAGCTATGCCTTCGCAGCAGACCAGTGATCCGGAACAGCCTTCCAGCACGCCTTCTAAGGCATATTCCTTCAGATAGAAGTCAGCCGGGTATGAGCCTAACAGCTTATGGATGCAGTGCTGCTTAAGAAACAGGACCGAATTGCCGGTCGCTATGCAGCCTGTGAAGTCTCCCATGGAACCAACTACTACTGCATAGGCGTCCGTCGCCACGCCTTCGTATGTGCCGAAGTCGCACGGGTCGCCAAGTGCTGATACATATATGGTCTTATCCAGGTTAGAACAGCCGTACAGCCTGTTGTCCTGGCTTGCAATGAAATCAAGTGACGGCAGTACGTTCGTCGTGCTCGTGTCGTTCTCGGTTATGATCACGCGCCTGTAGTTGTCTTCTGATGCGAGCGGGGATGTGCTGCCTTCCACTGTCCACTGGTAGGAAAACTCCAGCCATGTCTTCCATCTGTTCGTGATCGTCAGCGTCACGTTGTCGTCTGCGCTTGATAAGCAGCCCTGCATATTTACCCTCTCGCCTATGGCCAGCGCGGATATGGACCGGAAGTCTATCGTTTGCGATCCGGGGAAGGTAACGCGGCAGGTGCTTTCCGACTTGTTCTCAAATACTACGGACCCGTTGGCCTCTGACCAATACATGGTCTTGCCCATGGGCTGGATGACCGTCGTAGTGGATTCCAGGTCGATATATACGCCGTCAGGGAAGATGCACAGCTTCGTGTTGACCACTGCGTACTGCTTCGGGAATGAATTAGACAGGGTGACTGTCGCGCCCTGCGTGATGTCGTACCATCCGTTATCGACCAGCAGCCATGCCTGCACCTTGTACGTGTACGGCGAATACGTCAGCACCAGCGGCTGGTCGTCCATTGCGTACATGTCCTTTATCTGCAGCCCGGTCCATACGTCTGAATTGCCATAGAAGTACGTAGACGTGATCTGGTCGATCTTCCCGGTCGTGGCAATGTACGGGTACCTTCTGGTAGAAATACCTGAGCAGGACGCAAGCTCCCCGTCGCGGTAATCATCCGTATAGTTGATGCCCAGTGCGCTTAAGGACTGCCTTGTCCTCTTCGTTACGTTCTTTTTCGCAGGTGTTAACTTGATCAATGATATACACCCCTTATCGCATTGATAGATGGTTTCTTATGGTGCCGTCTCCACCAGGCAAGGGCCTCATGTACCGCCTGGTTATAGAGCGCCATATCGTTATTGAAAAGCGCAAATTCTTCAAGGGCATTGTCGATCATGGCCGTGAGGTAAAACACATATACCTGGTCGTACGGGTACGGCATGAGCAGCTCGGTCGTCGACGCCTGTGTAAGCTTGTCCGGCATGTCTACGCCCATGGATTCGGAGAGCTGTGCGTTTATCTCATTAAGGTAATCTACCTTTGTACTGGTCGATACAGGATTCGGCCTCAGCTCATCCGCTTTACTGATTGCCTGTGATACTGTCATTCGTTGCTCCTTTTAGTAGAAATGGCATAGCACCGTTAAGGTACTATGCCAAGTCATAGTGAATCATAAAAGGGTCATGGTGTATTTACTTTGATCTGGGATCGTCAGTGAAGGCCCTTGACAGTGCGTCCTGGCTCTCGAAGTTATCGTCGGCTACTTCCTCGGATCTCTCAAGCACTTCCGCCACGGATCTCGGTACTTCCACTTCCTTGCCCCGTTCGATAAGATAGCCAATTCCGTTTACTCCGACGAACTGGTACTTCTCTTCGTTGCCGCGGGGACGGGGCAGCTTGATCAGGACACGCTCGCTGTAATATATAACGGACAGGTCCTTCATCTTTTTAAGCGCTTCGTCGTAGCCCTCGTCTCCCGGCTGCAGCTCTGCAAGTTCTTCCAGTGCCTTGAAGTATTCTTCCTTGACTGACTTTTTAGGTGTCTCCGCTGATGCGGTCTTCTTTGTAGTTGCCATTAATCCTTCTTTCCGGCTTAATCCTTAGTTCGACGTTGTGAGTGAGCCTCCGAACGTGCTGGATGACATGATGGAAACCATGTACTGCGGTACAAGCATCTCGGCTACCTTGATGGCCTTCCAGCCTACCGTTGCCCTCTGGTTAAGCGGGTCAGCAGATCCAGCAGAACCAAGCTGCTTAACGATGTGCTGCAGTCCGCCGCCGGTTACATCTGTAACGCCGTAAGCGCCGTCGCCGATGATCTGTGTTACATATACGGCAGTATTGCTGTTGGTAGCAGATGATCCTGCGGGTTTACCTGCCTGGCCTTTGCCCCAGATCTTAGCTTCGGATGTCTCTACGAAACGTACGCCTGCGATGGACCCGATCTCGCCTTCGTAGATGTTTGATGTATCTACATACTGATGCGGATATTTCCACTCGCTGTCGTTCATGATGTCGTAAGCGCAGTCCGGTCCGATGATGCCGATGTACCAGCCGTTGATCTTCGGTGCGTTCTGGTTCTTCAGAGCACGTACAGCCTTCTTAATATCTGTCACTGTAAGCTTGTCGGTCGCTGCCGCAAGAGAAGTGTATCCTACTGCGCTGTTAGCATAGAGGATGTTGGTGTTCTCAGCGAGGACGTCACGAGTGATGGTATCAAGAGTGCGGCCTGCCTGTGAGCCAAGAAGCTTTGTTGCCTCGACAAGGTTGTTGTCGATAGCTGTAAGCAGCAGGACATCTGAAAGCTCGATGTATCCACCATACTGTTTTACCGTTGCAGTAACAGTCGATACGTCAAGGTTCTGGCCGTTCGGTGTTACGCCTTCAGTAAGAGCCGTAAGCGCTTTTGCAAGCGGTGTGTACTTACGGAATTCGATCGTCTTACCGCCGTTCTGCGGGATCGGTCTCTTCTGTCCGAACTGATCATGTACCAGCTCCGGTTCTGCCATATCAATGAGGTAGTCGGAGTAATAAGTCTTCATCTCCGGAGACAGATCATTTCCGCCGGAGTTAGCTGTAGTTACGTTGGTGTTGTTGAAAAGGTTAAGCCTTGCTTTGAATAAAATAAGTTCCATTGTTTACTCTCCTCGTATATTACGCACGAGGATCATAATTGTATTTTCTCTCCCCGTGCTACTCGCCTTGCAATTTCAGCCCTGTCCGACTTTGTCCATTTGGACGGGTCTGGCTTATATACGAAGCCGCTCTGTGAGGTCGTCCCGTTCTCGATAGGACGTGAGCCTTTTGCCCTGACGGAATCTGCTACCTTCTTCTCCGTCTTCATTGCCACGCTGGCCGCGACGTTGTTCTGGATCTCGTCGAAGTGCAGGACTTTGTATGCCTGCTCCATCGGTACGCCGCTCTGTAAGAGGCGCCCGAAATTCGGGTCCGATAACTCCGTGCCCAGGTCAAATCCCGGATACTTTGCGGTAAGGTCCGCTGCTTCAGATTCCCAGGCCTGCACCTGCTGCGCTGCCTTCTCCTGCGCTGCCCGCGTACGTTCCGCGTTTATCAGTTCAGCGTTCTGGCGATTAAGTTTTTGGAATTCCTTGTACTGATCGACTGTCATTCCAGCCTCGAACGCCGCGTCGCTCCACATGGAATCGTCCGCATTGATCGCATTGATAAGGCCCTGTATATCCCCGTCGGCAGTTTTGTATTTGCTCTGTAAAAGAGATATTACTTCCTGCTGTGACTTGACTGCGTTCTCCAGTTGCTTGTGGTCTGCAAATCTTCGGTCAAAAAGTTCCTGCGTCCGTTTCGTGTGTATGTCTTTGTGAGCTTTGATGAACTCGTCATACTCTTTCTGACGCTCTTCGAGTGACTTCTGCGGGTCCTCCTGAGGTTCTTCCGGTTCCGCTGCCGGCTGTTCTTCCGGCTGTGCTCCGTAGACTACCTTTGAAAGATCCTGTTCCTGCGCGGCGTCCGCAGATGATTCTCCGCCCGTTGTGCCCCCATCTCCCGCGGCTGCTCCGTCAAAGAGATTCAGGCGAATCTTAAATAGTTTGATCATTCCGTGATCCTCCATGGTTATACTGCCAAGTCAGTTTTGAATTCATGGATAAAGTGCCAAGTCACTGCATGGGATATAGCGCCCAAGACGCTTGTATATGCTTATGCAATAATTATAATTGCTTGCTTTAGTAAAATCTCCCCCGCTCATTTGAAGGAGATCGTGCCCGGATATTCAAGCTCGATCTGCCTTAATCCCACGTAGGCCATGAAATAGAAGTTATATAAAGCCTTGCCCGTCTTCCCTCTGTCGCCTACGCAGATGTGGATATATCCGTCTTCCATTACAAGGTCGTCGATCTCGGCCACGTTGGCAGCAGCTCCGGCAAGCGCCCACGCAATAGCGGAGATCCCCGCACACGCCGTCTTGTCTGCATGGTGCCCGGTGATCTCCAGCTCGTGTCTGTTTCTGCTGTTGCGGTATCTGACTTCTGTCATCTTGCCCCTGTTGCGTTGCCTTCGACCTTTGTTACGTCAGGTTTTGATCTCTCAGCCAGCCTCTGGCCATAGCTTGTCATAGGTTTCCTTGCTTCTACATTCGTCGCCTGGATACTGTGGCTGCCCTGCGGTGCTCCTTGCGGTCCTGCCGGAGGTCCTGCCGGCTGTCCGTCAGGCGCTATGCCTGTGAGTCTCTGTATCAGCTGCATCATCTGCTGGAGCTGGTTGTAAAGCGTCTCGCCTTCCTGCACCTTGTCACGCACCTTGTCGATGCCCTCGAATTCCATCATATCGAGCGCTGTTAAGGATTCCTGTGCCCGCTGCGGATTGAAGAATCCCATGGCGTAAAGCTCCTGTGCCCGCTGGTTAGATTCCATCAGGCTGAAGGGCGATCTCTTAACAGCCTTTGCCCTTACGTCAAAGACAGGCTTGCGGTACAGCATCTCGCCGTTCATGCCCATGCCCGCAGGCTGAAGGCCTATCTGTGCGTTGTTCAGCTCGACGAACTTGTATTCATCGTTCGGCATTGTCACGCGGAAAGCACGTGATACGTCGTAGAACTGGCGCATAAGCTCGATCACCAGGTCGCAGATATCCTTGTACGCCTTGTAGCTGGCGGATATAGAATCCCTCGATACCTTGTTCCCGGCTTCCTGCAGCGCGGCTATTGCCGACGCGGCCGTGATGCCGGCGCCCGTCGATCCGTTGTTGACGTCGCGGTTTCCGGATGTCTCTTTAAGCTCGGTCACCTTCCTGTCCACAACGGATACATACGTCGGTGATAAGGGCTGTGTAACGATCTCCTGGATCCTGTTCTCGTTGACTTCGCCGGTCACATGTACGAAAGGTTTGCTCCAGTCGCGGAACTCTTCCTCGTTCATGCCGGCGCTCTCACTCACAAAGAAGCGTTTCTTCGTGTTGATCATGCTTGATTCCAAGATGTTGGCGTCCAGCTGGTCAATGTAGATCTGCGGGTCCTTGTTGAGTGCGATGATGCCAAAGCCTACCGGCGTGCCCTTCTCAGGATACAGCGTGTCGAATACTACCGGGTATTCTCCGTGGTCGTAGTAGCCTCTGTCTGCATACTCAGGATCGTTCTCGCTCGCGTACAGGACTTCCTTGTTGCAGAACTTGCAGTAATGCAGGACGGTCCTTCCTGCCGGGTCTGTGATCTTGTAATACCAGTCCACCACTACGGACTTATCGGATGTGTCCACGTCGTCGTCGTAGTTGTACTCCGTAATGTCGATATTGCCGCCCTTCATCTTGCCCTTGTGCTGCGGATACATCTGGTCAAGAAGGTCGGTGTCCACAAGGTCCACGATAAACAGGTTCCGTGAATCCTGGATGTTCGTGATGCCCGGCTCCCAGAAGATCTTCATAAGGTCGATGCCCTTTATTGCGATATCCCCCAGGCCGTTGTCCTTCTTGGAATCCCAGAAGACGCCGTATACGCCGGTGCCGTGTTTGAGCTTCTCCCACCACTGGTCACGGTACGTATCCTCGAAGTCGTTGTACTCCATGACGACAGGAAGAACTTCCGTCAAGGTATCCGCGGATGCTTCGTCGCTCAGTTCACGCGGCAGCACGACGGGCTCAGGGAAGTTGTCCATAGCGTCCGCATGTTTACTGATGATCGTATTCACCAACCATGCGGATGTGGGTTTAGGCGTTAAGTCCTGCTCACGTTTCTTCCGGATCGCTTCCCAGTGCCGGAGCTCCCACCAGAGCTCGTCTTCTTTGATGCGGGATTCCAGGTTAGCCTTGCCCTGCTTGTACTTCATCAGCAAGGTCGCAGCCTCGTTGACTTCCTTCTCGCCTATCACACGCTGCGGTGTTAACACTGCAGTGATATCTTCCGGCGGGGCTTCCGTTACCGGCGGCTCAAGTCCGAGCGGGTCTTCCCGTGTTCCGTAAAAGTTTCTGTCAGCCAATTTTAAAGCCTCCGTTAAGCGTTAGTGACTGTTACCGTGCAGCTGCAGCTGTATCCCGGTACGGAACAGGTGACGACTGCTTCTCCTGCTGAACTGCCTGCATTGACTGTGATCTTCTCCGGATGGTCTTCCACTTCTTCAAGCGTTACCTTGTCCGTAGATGTGGTCCATGTGTATTCAGGCGTTGCGCCTTCCGGAGCGATCGTAGCTGTAAGCGTCTTCGTTCCTGAAGTCTTGACGATGGATGCCGTCGCGTCTGACATCGTGATGCCTGTTACCGGCTTTGCGTCGCCGAGGTCCGCGATCTTTACGCCGCGGATGCCGGTGAGTGCCGATACCGCGTCGGATGACAGCTGGAAGCCTGTGTTGAGTGCCAGTGCGTTAAGGTCTACTACGCCTGCTACACAGCAGTACATGCTCTCCTGCGGCGGCATAGTGTCCTCATTGCGCATGATAAGGCCGTGTGCGTTTGAATCATTAGCCACTACCATTACGCCGCTGGCGATCTTGACCGGCGTGCCTGCCTTAAGCGGGAACATGTCTGCGGTTACTTTTGCTGCCTGTGTTGCTTCGATCTCGTAAAACATTTGGTGATACCTCCTTAGTACCTTCTGAAAAATTCGTATCTGTCCATAGCGTCTATATCCATATCCGTATCGAGCGGGTTATATGGTTTCGGTTTCTTAGCCGGCTTGAGCGGCGGCGTAACAGGATTGCGCATGAGTACGTACTTGGTCATGTCGTATAAGTGGTCTTCTCCGTCTGAGTCCACGTCCTCTACGTACCTCTCGTCGTATACCAGTGACGGTATCGTCCGTATCCAGTGCCGGCATGTGTTGAATACCTGGAACATCGGGTAGCCTTCGTCGTCATATGCCAGCCTGTAGTGCAGCTGCATCTTGCCGTTTAAGCGATCGTTTATGCCTCTCTCGAAATAGATCCGCTCACGTTCAAAGAGCTCGCCTATGCTCGCCCCGGCCTGCTTGCCCCATATGGCAGGATCACCTACACGTGATATCTGGCGGCCTTTAAGGTCTGGGTTAGTCTCCTCGATCTCCCGGATCTTCGCTGCCACTTCTGTCGGCTCCGCCTTGATGCCTTCGTTCGGTGTGCCTGTGCATCCGTAATACTCAGCTATCATGTATATCGGGCTGTTGCCGGTCTTGTGCCTCGTGTTTGATACCGCGAACCAGCCAACAGCAAACGGCCTTGCATAGCCCCAGTCCATGCCGCAGACGATCTTCCACTCCTGCGGGATCTTGAAAGGCTCGATAACATGCGTCCATCTGCCGTCCTGATAGTGCTGAGGATCGTCGTCTATGTGGAATACCTGACCGCTGAAGCTGTCCCAGTCGCCGTACAGCAGCGCCTTCTTCTCTGCTTCCGGAAGTGACGACAGCCTGTCTACGTATGTCGGATCGTTGCGCAGCAGTTCCTCATTGTCGAATACTGTGCTCGGTATGAAGATCCTGTGCCGTACTGCCGAGTGCTCTTTCCCCTGCGGATCTACCCATGTCGATATATCTTCTATCGGCGTCATCGGTGGGGCGGGATCTATGAAGCGGTCCTTCACCCACGCATGCCCTATGCCTCCGGGGTTGCATGTGCTCCTGATATAGCACTCTGTACCGGGACCGTTAGGCCTGCACCTCGAATGCAGGTATATGTACTCGTCATACGTGAAGTGTGTCAGCTCGTCAAAGCAGATCGTGTCGTATGCCTGCCCCTGGTACTGCAGCTTGTCCGTCGGCCTGTTCATGGACCCGAAAATGATCTTCGCCCCTGACGGGAATCTCCACGTGTGAGATGACGAATTATATCTCGCTCCCGGAAACGCCTGCGGGTAATATACAAGGCTCTTGTCTATCAGCTCACGCAGCTGCGGAAAAGTCTTCCTGAGTATCAAGGCCTTGTAATGCGGTATGTGTACCTGTCTCAGGGCTTCTATCACCAGCGCATCCGACTTGCCCCCGCCTGCAGCGCCGCCATACAGCACTTCAAATTCCTTGCGTCGCATGAACGCTGCCTGCTTCGGCTGCGGCTTCCAGATGACGTTACTTGTCTCCATCCGCCTGCTTCTCCATCATGATCACGCCGCCGCCCACTTGCGCTTCCACGTTTACCTGTGTGCTGGATGAATCACCCAGGATCGTTACCAGACGGTCCAGCGCCTGCAGGTTCCCTTCAAGGGCCATGTTCGTTACGACGTCTAATATCTTCTGCTTGTTTTCCTCTGTCAGTTCCTGGCGAAATACATCGCGCAGGCTCCTGTACTTATCGTTCTTTGCTTTAGCGCCTTTCTTTGCACACTCCGTAGTCCTCGGATCCCCGGCCACAAAACTTTTTAGATTTTTCCTTGAGTTAGGGTGTTGCCCTTTTTCCATTCATCTCACTTCCTGTCTACCTCACGGTATAACCACGGCGCTGTCCACGCCTATATTTTATAAAATCATTCGGTTTTATTCTCCCCCGCTGGCTTTTCCACAGCCCGTATGCAGATCTTGCCGTCTTTCATCGGCTCTACGAGGATCATCGTATTAAGGTCTATCTTCTTCGGCTCAATGAATACCGTGCTCTCAGGAAGCCCGTACTTCTTAACGATCTCGGCCACATATCCCTGGTACATGCTGTCGATCTGTTCCCGTGCCACCTTCTCCGCATGGAGCTGGTCCTGCAGCTTCTTGATACGGTCCAGGTAGTATTTGTTCATCTCCTCGTAACGTTGCTTGTAGCTTTTCACTGTTCTTCTCCTTCCCAGTAATCGTTAAGCATCTTAGCTATCGTGCATGATCCGTACTCACCACAGCAGTATCTGCGCAGGAAAAGCCGCGCCTCTTCAGCATCCCCGAAGATGACGCAGCTCCCCCTCTCACAGGTGACTTTTAGCTTCTCCACCCGCGCCAGATATGGACAGATATACTCGTAGTGATAGTAGTCCTGCATTTAATAGTTCCCTTTGAATACGGCACACGCCGCATCTTTATAGCTGCATACCTTGCCGAATATCCAGTCGACTTTTCCCTTCTCCGGCTTCTCCTCTTTCTTCGGTTCAGGCGCTTTAACGATCTCGTTTAACTGTTTAAGCGTCGGACAGCTTGACCAATAGCGGTACCTTTTCAGACAGAATCCGTATAGATCGCGGTCCGGACATTTCGCTACCCCGCAGGCTCTTGCCCCCTGCTCACTGGCAATGACGCTTACCGGTACGCCTTCCTTCCACATCTTCCACCTGTAAAGGAAGCGCCTTGCCGTATCTTTGCCGCCCCAGCCCAGCCGGCGTGACGCACATAACTTATCTATGTTCTCCCATGTAACATCGTCTCCGAAGGCCTCGATAAAGTCCCTGATCACGCAGGCGTCATCACTGTACGAGCCCTGTCCCTTGGTCTGGCTGACGTATTCTTTTAACTCATTTTTCTGCTGGTCGGTCATTCTCCTTCTCCTCATATATATCCATGATCTATTAACTGTTGGATAGAATGACTAAGTGACTCGTTAAGCTTTTCCCAATACTCTTTTTTTTTCAGCTCTTCAATTTTATCGTCGATCAACGTCATATATTTATTTAATTCCTTCTCTAATGACGGCATCTCGTTAATGGTTTCCACTAACCATAAGGGCGTATTCATGCCGCTTTTTTCTTCCAGGTGCTTAAGCAATGCCTGTCTATCTATCAGATCACTCATCCTTATCCTCCTTATACTCCACCTTAGTCTTCGATGTTAATTCCACGTCTTTGCCAGTGCTTACTGTCCATGTCGGAGTTACAACAGGCGTTCCGTTAATTGGACACATACACATCATTAACCGACACACTCCACAAGGGAGCTTATGACCGCAATCAGCGGCGATAGGTGCTACTGTTAACGAATTGTCATATATTGTGTTCATCCCTGTTCCTCCTTATACGGCTCTGGTAGTGGCATCCATGCGACACATTCCAAATTAAAATAATAATCAATATATTTCTCTCTATCCGTAAAACCTCTCAAAATCCATCCCTCTTTTGTTGTGGCTTTGGTTTTCGTGCCAAGAAGATAGTCGCATATAAACGGTAATGGATTTATCCACCCTGTATCTGGTTCTTTGAATATGCCTAAGTACCAGTCACGTTCTTCTGGTAATCTCTCACTTACTGGTATCCACCTCCCGACATTGTTATCGGTAACATCCTCTATCTCCTCCACCAGTCTCTGGCAGGTCTCGATCACCTTGACCAGCTCGTTGTCTTCTCCCAGGATGTGGACCATATTCCTCTTGTAGGCTTCCATTACGTCGAGCGCTTCTTGCTTGTAGATCATGCTTCCCTCCTTAAATTGCAGCAGTCATCTGGGTTGTAATTGAAATTCTGTTTAAAGTATTCATAGTGCTCCGGAACGTCGTCGCATACGCTGATCTGGTCCTTCTTGATCCCGCTCAGATATTCGATCTTTCTCTCTAATGGCAGATGCCAGTATCCGCCGTGCTTCAGTGTGTATTCCGAATAGTCTATCGGAAACGTCTTACGGATAAACCCGTTGCACCTCAGGAACTCCACAAGGATCTTGTCGCACTGTATCTTATTAACGGCGCCTATATCGACGTTTCCCGGAATGAATGGTGATAATCTTATGCTCACGTCGAACCCGCGCTCCTGCAGCATCTCGATCGCCTTTATCCGCTCGGAGACCGGGCTTGCCATTTCATATGTCCTTGCCTTGGCATCGTCCGTTGTCGTAATGGTGACTTGTATGTGTGCCAGGTCCTTATCATATATGTCCATGTACTTATCGTCTGCCACGAGCGTTGACTTCGTTACGATCAGGTACCCTATCCCGCGCTCGTTCATGGCCTTAATGGTCTCGTATGTGACGCCGTACTTTTTCTCCACCGGCTGGAAGCAATCGGTCATGCCGCCCATACGGATAATGCCCTCGATCTTGTCCAGCTTCTTTTTGATCTTCTCGATGTCCGCCACTGCCGGCTCGCGTGTGTTCCATAAGCCCCGGAACTCCAGGAGCGACTTAGCGTAGCAGTATCCGCAGTCGTGCTGGCACCCGCAGCCATATGTATCCAGCCGAGTCGAATAGTGGCACAGGTTTCCTTCATTGCCGCCTACCTGCTTGTAGAATGACTTATACTCTTGCATTTACACTCTCCTTTTTGCTCTTAAGGCAAGTTCTTTCATGTCATAGACGTGCTGCTCGAACTGTAGGAACTGGTTCCTGCTGTTTACCGGCGGAGATTTCTGCCGGCTGTTCCAGGTACGGGCAGCAGCCTTCCAGTCTTTCATAGGCTGGTTGCCTACTTTCCAGCCTTTAGAGGCATAGAAGTCCACGAACTGCTGCGGATCCACGTTGTTAAGCGATTTCTCCTGGCAGTATTCCCGTACCTGTTCTGCTGTGGGTGGGGAAAAGCGCTGGTCGCTTTTCTTTTGGGGTTCCGTAGGAACCCTTTTCTTTTCATAATCCGTATCTATATCAGAATCCGTATCAGAATCGGGTTTTTTCGGTTTTTCTGGAAAACCCAAATTAACCGTTTGGTTTTTCTGGGTTTCTTCATAAACCGGTTGGTTTTTTGGGCGGCCTCCCTTCTGGCCATTCATACGGTTCAGCTCGCAGCGTTCTTCATATGCTTCTTTATCTGCCTTTAACCGGCGGAATATCGGGCGCCAGACAGATCGCAATGTCCTGTCTTCGAAGTCCGGCTCTTCTCCGGTCTGCGAATAACTGATCATTGCCTGTAGGATCCTGCCCTGTTCCTCAAGAGTAAGGTCCGCCAGATCCTCAGCGTTTTCTAAATGGAAGATGAAACTGTCTTTTGCCATGCCTTATATAACCTCATCCAGTCTTCTGCTCTCATAGTTACCATCCAGCCCTCGCGATTCCGCCTGTGTGCCACGATTGGAATTGCTTTGCCTTCACAGTCGTGGATCGACTGCTTCATCGCGTTGTAGATATTAAGCTTCTCCACACGCTTGATTTCCTGGTGTATACCGGGCAATCCGGTCACGTCCGGGGAATCATAGCCCCCATGGTATTGAGTGCCTCTGTGGGCCTCTATGAAGCCTAACTCGCGGCAGAACTCGGCCCACTCACGCTCTCCGCGTCCGCCCTTCGCCTTACTGTTTATGCTCATACAGGTAATACTCCTTCCAGCGCCGGCCCTCTTCGTCCTGACGCCACCTGTCCTCGATCGGGTACCCCTTCTCTCTTAACTCGGAGATCCTTTTCCGCGGGCTGTTACACTTGCATATGTCGAAGGCCTGCCTTGCTGTTATACAGCCGTGCCGCTTGATATAGTCAAGGATCTTCATCCTCTGTGCTACCATTTGAATCCTCCTTCCAGATATGACTTGCCGAAGATCTTCCGGAACTCTTCCCGTGTGCCTACGTTCTTCTCAAATTCTTCCTGGCACATGCGCTTCAGCTTGTGCTCTAATACCTTGTTACAATGGACCGCGTCTTTACTTCCGGTATGGTGATACATACACAGGCCTACGACGTACCCGTACTTCTCGCTGTTCTGTCTATTGCCCCATCCGAAGAACACATGGTGTATCTGCGTCGGGCTTTTGCCACACACTAAGCATCTGCTGAGATCTTCTTGTACTCTGCTCTTGATCTGTTTCTTTCCCAAAGTGCTTCCATCTCCCGTATCTGGTCCGGTGTCGCAGTCTCGATGCCCAGCTCTTCCGCTTCCTCGATCACTCTCTGCAGGAACCATGCCATTTCCGCTGTGTCCAGCTCACTTGTCCCTTTGATCCGGTAGTAGTATTTGTACTTGCCGTCGCGTGATTCCTTATAGAGTTTCCAGTAGCCTTCGATCCTGGCTATGTCGATCCTGCTGCGGACCGCTATTGATATGTATCCGTCCTCATCCTCGTCCGGTATGCCGTACCGATATAACATTTCGTCGTGTATCTCATTCGGCGTACTCTGCAGGATGGCGGCCATCTTGGTAAAGAGGACCCACATGTAAGCATTAGCATCCAGTGAGCGCTTCTCTTTCCATTTCTTCACGGATAACCTGAGGCAGCAGTCCTTAATGGCGTCGACCATGTTTGGGAGGAATGAGTCAAGCTCAAAGGTCAGGCGGAATTTACCGTTCCGCCAGTCCTTCGCTATGTCAACGAGCCTTGCCTTACTTTCCATAGCTCATCCCCTGCTCGATCAGCTTGCTTGCCTGTGCAGCTGTGAGATTAGTGCAGTCACCTGTGTATCCGAGCTTCCTGAGATATCCGATCTGCTTCTCCGTTGCCATCCTCTGCCCTGCAGGAGCGCTCTGTGGCGTTTCTGACTGCGTTTCTGGTGTGGCTGTATATTTTGTCCGGTCCTTCTCGAAATACACGTCAGCTCCGATTCCTAAGTTCTTGCAGGCCACCGACAGCGCATCTGTCTGGGCCATCTTGAAAGCTTCATCAGATACATACGGTCCTGACTTTTCCTGAGCGACAAGCTTGGACCCGCCCGTACCGTATATGCCCTGTGACCACTCTCCCGTCTCCGGATCTACGACGTACAGCATGATGTCGATAAAGACGCATGTCTCGCCATTGAATGTCTGGATATCCCTGTGTATAGGCTCGTACCTCCAGCCTATGCCGCACGGTCCGAAGATCTCCGTAAGCCTCTTGATACGCCACATGGGATTAACATCGGTAAACCCTTTAAGCCTGCCGGCGCCTATGATCTTCTTTGCGGATTCCGGTACCTGTCTGCCTGCCTCATATATCTTCATGTTTTCCATTTTCTTTGCACCTCCGATTGAAATGTCTCCCGGAAAGTGGTATCTTTTAATTAGTGAGATTAAGTAATACCTTCCGGGAGGGCGGCTGTATAGCCGCTTTTCTGTTTACTTGATGATCACGTTGTTTCTCTGAACGATCGTCGCTCCAGGGACCTCTTCGCCTCGCTCGATTGCCAGTTTGATTGCCGTTTTGTTCGGTTCCGTGACTACCTTGAGATATTCTTCCGGGATAAGCGCCTCGTCCTGTACCTCAACTGACTGTGACTTTCTCCATCCGATTGACGCCCTGGCTGACTTGAACTTCTCGCCGTCTTCCATGCAGGCCATGAGCAGCTTCTTCAGACTCTCTACCTTGCGCTCTTCAGTTTTCTGTCTCTTGTAAAGTGATTCCTTCTCGGCCTTAAGTGCTTCGCCCATTGCCTTCGCTTCCTTGATCAGGCAGGCTATGCCTTCAAGTTTTTCATCCCTTGCTATCTGCAGGTCCATGATCGCCTGCTCGTCGAAGATCTCTCCGGTCTCCTCATCAAATTCTGCTCCATCAGCTATTGCCCGCAGCTGTGCGTTTATCTCGAAGATATTCATTCCTCTTCCTCCTCTTTCAGTTCGATTCCTAACAGATCAATAAGCCCATCAAATTCTCTGCCCCATAAGGACTGCATATACCAGTCGCCGGTAGTTGATTTCGTAACGAGCGAGCTTACAAGGTCGGTGACTTTTGCGAGGGCCAGTGCCATCTTATTGTTCTCCTCATTAAGGCGCTGGCACCTGTCCTCAAGCGTTTCATTTTTGGTTCTCAGATCATCAAATAATTCGTGTATGAGTTTTCCGATTTCTTCCATTTCTTTTTCCTCTCTGTAATGCGTTTCTCGTTTTTTATGGTTCTTTACCAGCCGACTTGACGCTTCCTGACCCATAATTTCTGCGATCTCCAGCTTCTCTCTGCCGCCATTTTCGCTGCGCTCAGAGAAGTGAATTCATCCTTCGCGACGTGCCTAATTGGTGCGTCTTCTTCCTTGAACAAGAGATATCTTCTGTAACAGTCAACCCCTGTCCCATCAGCACGTGGCACAATCCTCTTTCTGCTCTCAATCCGGTACCAGCCTGATTCTGATTCGTAATATACGGTGGACTCTCCGCCCTCATAGACTTGCCGTCCCATCTTTTTCCATCTCATTTTTCTCCTTTCCGGGACCGCCGGCGGAGGCAGCCCCATATGTTTTTTATGAATAACGGTTCCACCCGGAACGTTTTTTTATAGGCCTCCTCCGCGCAGGAGGCTGGGGTAAGGGATTTTTATCATCATGAAAGGACTTATATATCAACGGGCGCGGCCGTTAATACCTCGTTATATCTGCGGGCCTTCTCCTGCAGCAGGTTAGCTATCTCGGTTGCTCCCAGGTCTATCCTGTGTGCCCTGATCAGCTTGTCGATCTGTGCGAACTGCTCCGGTGTGTGGCAGGCCATCATCGTCCTGTATAGGACCCGATAATATTCAACTCTGTCCATATCTCACCTGCCGTTTGCATACATTACTAAGAACATCCAGAGCAGGCACACGGCCATTCCAATCGAGCAGGCCGTTAGGGAAGCTCCCCCTTCAATGCCGGCAGCGCAGACGATGAAAAATACGATCGCTGCAAGAAATAAAATTTCGATTATCAATGCTTTCATGTGTGCCTCCTCAGAATTTGAAGTCGTTTATGAGTGCTGCCCGGAACTCTTCTGCTGTCATCTCTCCGTTGACTATGTAATACTTTCCTATTCCTATGATCTCGCTTAGGCTCAGCTGCTCCGGATGCTGGATCCTCTTATATACGCTTGGCCTGGTCATGTGCATGTACGGCGCAAGCTCGGTTATATTAGCTGCCTTCATCAGCCGACGAAGGGAGCGGAATTCCTGCATCTTCTTCATCGTTAAAAATCTCCTGCGGTTCTTTGTAGATGAGCTGGAGCGCTTTTTCTTTAGCGAGGATCTCCGCTTTAAAATACCACCGTCCATCTCGTGTGTCAATACTTTTTTTGTCTTTTTGGAAACTTTTTTCGCTCATTTTGCGTTCACTGTTGCGTTTTCGACACTTTTGCTATATAATTCTTACTACTGGAGGTGTATAATATGACTATTGGAGAAAGAATAAAAGCTCTTCGTGAAGAGAAGCATCTCACTTTGGAAGATGTCGGCAATATTGTTGGTGTTGGGAAAAGTACAGTCCGAAAATGGGAAACCGGCATGATCGCCAATATGAAACGTGATAAGATAGCAAAGCTCGCCCTCGCTCTTGGGGTCACTCCCGCCTTCCTTATGGGTTGGGAAGATTCACCAGTACGACCTAAGGAAAGTCCAAGGAGGTATGTCCAGATCCCGATATACGCCTCAGTCTCTGCCGGCCCCGGCTGCTTTGCAGAAGGTAACATAGAAGGCTATACTTCTATTCCTGATGATATGGCTCGTGAAGGTGACTTCTTCGGTCTGCGTGTGCGCGGCAGTTCTATGGATCCGGAGATAAAGGATCAGGACGTGGTCGTTGTAAAGAAGACAAACGTTGCTGAGGACGGTGACACAGTGGTCGCGATCGTCAACGGAGACTCCGGTTTCGTGAAGCGCCTGGTCAAATACGCGGAAGGTATAAGCCTGGTATCAATTAACGCGACCGAATATCCGCCGATGATCTTCACGGCAAAACAGATCGAGTCGCTCCCGGTCACGATCCAGGGCGTCGTAGTCAGGCTGATAAGGGATTTGGGAGCATGATAAGAGGTATGATGTTATACATTAATATTATGTATCAATGATATTTTTTTGCTATTTCATTCAAAATTATTGTTTTTTATCACTTTTATATTATAATATGAGGTACTAAATGAACGATTATGAGGCTTTCCTTGAATTAAGTGAAATCCTTGGGCTCTTCCTGGTACATCCGAAATGCCTTGATGAGTTTGCGGAATTAATAAAAAAAGATCTCAAAGGAAAAGAAGCGGCCTTCTTCCGACTGCTGCGAGTACAGCTTGGATATATAGTAGAATTCAGACATGATATTAATAGGGTTGATTCCCATGAGCGGCTTAAGCACAGCGGAACTAGCTTATATTCCATTCACCTTAGACAATCTCAATTTAATATAAGGCTGATAATTGCTTTTGCCCCTGACAACACTCCTGCTCTCTTAACCACATTTTTTGAGCGTTCGGGTAAAAGAAAAACCGATTACTCCGAAAGGATCCAGTTAGCCGATGCTCGTTTTAAGGAAATAATGAAAGGACGATGATTTATGAACGCGAATAATACCATGGATCTCCTCCGTTTATTCGAAGGGTCTGTATCTGCGGAAGATATAATTTATTCTGAACTGTCTTCCAGCATCTCATCTATGCTCACAAAGGAAAGGCTTAGAAGGAACATGACTCAGGCCGAATTCGCTCAGCTTTTAAACGTGAAGCAGTCCCAGGTCTCAAAATGGGAAAGTGGGGATGTGAATTTTTCGCTTAAGGTAATTGCTAGATACATGGCCGCATTGGGCCTGTTCCCGGATAATAGTTATCACAGGATCAACCATGAGCGTGTCGACGGCGGCCTCTTGTCGAGCGCATCATTTATCGACACAAAAGTCATTGCATTTAGAAATCCGCATGAACATTATTTGAATCTGGAGGTGAAATAATGATCAATTACGTAAATAAAATCGCATGCGCGTACAACAATATCGAAAAGAATTTCGTTTTAAGAATGCTCCAGGAAGAGCCGGCCGATGTTGACCATCCTGAAGAGCCCCACTGCGTAAATGAAATCGTTTCTGTGGTCATCTCTCAGGAGTTGGCATTAAAGATGGCTGAGAACATTACTTCGCTGTTCCAAAAATAATATAAAACCGCCCTCCCTGTTGGCGCAGGGAAGGCGGCCAAGAGCACTCCGAAAAGATACTCCCCAATTGTTTATCATAGTATCATCTTCGGGGCGCCTTTGCAACTAATACTCAGTTACATGCAAGTTAAAAGGAGGCGCTTATGAAAACACCTAAAGCAAAAAAACTGCCCTCCGGATCGTGGAACTGCTCCGTAATGGTCGGAGGGAAAAGACATTCCTTCACGCGTGATACTAAAAAGGAAGCTGAACAGGCCGCTGCCATGTTCAAGATGAAGCCTGATCAGAAAATCTCCAGGCTGACATTAAGGGAAGGGATAGACGAATATATAGAATCCCGGTCAAACGTGCTGTCGCCGTCTACGATAAAAGGGTACAGGGATATACAAAGGCAGCGCTTCCAGGCTGTAATGGACTTCCCACTCACCCAGCGCATAGACTGGCAGGCCGTTATCAACCGCGAGGCAAAAAGCGTATCGCCTAAAACACTAAAGAATTCCTTCGCACTTGTCGCATCAGTGTACCGGGAGAACGGAATTATACTCGACCGAGTGCAATTTCCGCAGGCCCCAAAAGAAGAGCGCCCCTTCCTGGACCCGGACCAGATCAAGGTCTTCGTCAAGGCAATAGAAGGAGACCAATACGAGCTTGCTTATCTTCTCTGCCTGCATGGTCTGCGCAGATCAGAGATGCTGGCGCTCCGTAAGGATCAGGTAAAAGGCGGAGTAATCCATGTACGCGGCGCCCTGGTAAAAAGCGTTGACGGATTCACTTATAAGGACACTAATAAAAATGCGTCCTCTACCCGCGATGTGCCGATCATGACCGATCGTGTGCCTTTACTTGTTGCTAAAAGCTATGACGGCCTGCTGTGCCCGTACTCCACATCCGGAATGTCTTCCCACCTGCGGACGATCTGCAGGCATAACGGCCTGCCCCGATTGTCGCTCCACTGCCTCAGGCACTCGTTCGTGTCGCTCTGCTATTACAGAGGGATCAGTGAACTCGCCTGCATGTCCCTGGGCGGATACTCGGACTTCACGACAATGCGGAAGATCTATACGCACCTGTCCAGACAGGAAGCGCAGGCTGCAGCAGACAACTTAAAAGAGTTCTTCCGCGCATAAATTGCAGATGAATTGCAGATGACTTTTTAACAAGCGCCTATTTTATAGGGAAAAACGTACCATTATATCCGTGTTCGAATCCCGTCTCGCGCTCTTTCTTTTTGCCTATTTTACACTGGTTTCTGAATTTTAGTTAGCAAATTGGTTAGCAAAACGGCGGACCCGAAGGTCCGCCCAAGAAAAGAAAAGAGGAAAAAATGAATGAAGAAAACCGTCGATTTTAGCTGTGCCTTTCGACCAATTCTTTCCAGGTAAATGCATCACACCTGCCGGTGACTTCTGCCAACTTGCCCTCGTTGACAAGTATCTGCTGAAACGCAACTATTGCATCGTGTGTCTTCATCCCGGCAGCTCCGTCATACAGGCCGCCATACAGCCCGCAACAGGCAAGCATCTTTTGACATACCAGAACGTGCAACCCGTTACATCCTAAATAAACATCTTCAAGATCCATATGGTATACCTCATCATCTCTCGTGTAGCGCAATACGTGATCCCAGGGATAATCATTGCGGTACGGCTGAATCAGAAACTCCCAGCCTGTCTGATCGCCGGGGTGTCCTCCGGTTATGCCACCGAATTCGTTGATGGAAGCTTCAACCTCAAGCCCATTGCCGCAGTACATGGCGACATGGTTCTTCCGATTAAGCAGGATATCTCCCCGCTGAAGTCCTGCTCCTGTGGTGAGGTCTACTGAACCGATTATGTCTGCGAAACCCATCGCAAGGAAAATAGGATACATTGTCCACGTCGTGGTGGCTCCGCAGGTCTTGACCGGAACGCCGGCCAGCTCCCAGGCTGTGATCACGGCAGAGGAGCAGTCATAATCGCCGTACTCTCCCCATCTGTAAGCTTGATCGTAGCCGTGAGAGTCATCCATAGCCCATTGTTCCATTATCTGAGTGGCTTTTTCGGCCTTGGTCATTTATCGACCACATCCTCTTTAACTTCCGGCAGCCCTGCCAGGCTTGTCAGGAGCGACAGGATCCCCGCCAGAATCGACGCGGAGCCCACCATTAACCAGTTCACCTCAGACATTACTGCTGTCGTTCCTATAGTCGCGACCGCTGTCTGCGCCACCGTCTTCAGACTACGTATGCCGGCCGCTTTCCACCATGCTTTACTCATAAGAATGAAGCCTCCTTCTCGCATTTCAAATATGTATCATTAACATGCTGCTTTGCCAATACTCCCTTATTGTTCTTGAAATCCGGGTGCGCTGCGCAGTATGTGTCGTAGATATCTATGTCTTCAAGAATATCGTCGAACGCTTCTTTACTATGTTTAAGCCCGCTTAATAATTCGTCGTTGAAGCGCAAGATGCGACGGCGGGCCTGCAAGGCGTCATTCCTTTTTATCTCCGCCCTCAGTTTATCGAGATCGTTTCGGATCCCGTCTATCTTCTTATCAAGTTCTGCTCTCTTGCCCTTCTTCTGATCGTGCCGGTTTATCAAGAATTGAATTAATGAAAACAGCCCGGTCGATGCGAACATTGCAAGAATGATCTCTGCTGTCATTAATTAACCTCTCCGAAGAATACCCGGCTCGTATTAACGAGGCCGTCTCCTGTCTCCTGCAGACGCATAGGGATGTTGCTCCATGCCTTTGCCGTCATCTCTTCCGTAACTGTACATGTAAGGTCTTCGTCAAGCTGGATCGTCTGTTCGATCGGACTGCCCATTATCAGCGATACCGGATTATCCAGGGATACCTGCTTGAATCCTGCAAACTTTATCGTTAAAGCTCCCTTGTCGCCGGCATGGCCTAAGGGCAGCGGATATGTATTGTTAATATCGTAAGTGATGGTCATAACGTTCCCCCTATTTTCATTATAGAAAGAGCGGGGAAGAAAATCTCCCCCCGCTGCTTCTTACGCAGTCTGCGTATAATCCTTATCAAGCTTTTCGATTTCTGCCGCTGCCTTCTCAGCCTGGGCCATTGCGTCGGTGCCTTCATATGCCGTGCCTACCTGCAGCTTCATGTCGTCTTCACGTTCTCCCTTGAGGACTGCCTCGGCATATTCTCTAAGTTCGTTCGGCGATAAGGTCCTGACGTAGTTGCCGTCCTTATCCAGCACGATCGGCGTGAAGTTCAGCGCCTTGCCGTCCTTGAAGTAGGACTTGACGAAGTTCCTTACCGTGTCGCTCAGGACGCCGCCCCAGCCTTTCCTGCGAAGCTCTACGGCTTTTAAGACAGGCCTGTAGGTAAGGTCTACGTTGCCGCCCTCAGAGTGCCGCTGAAGCCCCGTATACGGTGTCTGGTGAGTTGTTGCCACAGGCTCGGGCATTGTTACCGGCTGTGTATATGTCGGAGTAGCTGCACCTGCCGATGTCTCTGAGTATCCCGGATACGCCCCGACTACCGGCTGCGTTGATACTGACCCGCCTGAGCTTCTGCTGCTTCCGCCTCCGGATGAACGGCCTCCACTTGAAGAACGTCCGCCTCCGCTGGAGCCTCCGGATGAACCGCCTGATCCGCCGCCGTAATAGCTTGCATACGTCTTCTTCCAGCCGCTGCCATACTTATCAGCGTGGTCCTGTGCGTAGGCCGCCCAGATTGCTTCGCCCTCTTCCAGCGTAACCCCCATGGCGTTGAGTGCTGCTGCCAGCTCTGCCTGCGTTACCGAATCATTATTGTTAGATACGGCTGCGTATGCTCTGTTGAATTCATCGAGCCTGTCTCCGCTGATCGGTAGTGTTTCAAGGTACATCTCATTCGCGCCGTAGGTCTGCTGCATGTCGTCCTTATCCACGGCTACTTTAGCATCATGATAGGATCTGGTCCATTTGCCATCCGCTATAAGGTTGTAGAGTGCTTCACGGTTTGCTTCGTCTACGTCGCTCAGTGCGTGTATAGCCTCGCTCTGTGACAGCTTGCCGTCTCCGTCGGACTTGGCGCGGTATGACTCTGTGAACGTCCTGTAAGCGTCCTGCATTTCGTCAGGAACTTTCATCCACACCTCTGGGGGCGTCGTGATCTCTGTGGCCCTCTTGCTCACTCCGGCCGGCATAAGTTCGTTGGCTCCCGGAGTTGTGAGGCTTGTAAAGATTCCCTGCTGACCTGCCGGTATCTCTGCCGCACTTGCTACCGGAGTTTCGGCCTTAGCTTCAAACTTGGCCGCTTTCTCATCGTACTTTGCGGAATCCCAGTACAGCCCATAGATATTCTTCTTTTCATCCTCAGTAAGATCCGTTGCACCCAGTGCTCTGAGGACGTCATCCTGTGACCTGTACCCATTGCCATCATTGGTTTCCACGTACTTCTCTACGAATTGTTTGTAAGCTTCTTCCGTTACGGAGTCTCTGTTATCGGTATAGACTTGTTTTGCTGCATCCCCGTATTCGTTCGCAAGCTCGTCCTTTTCATTATTGGCAACAGCTTTATTGTATTCGCCCCAGTTCTTTGTATCTTTGTACAGATTATAAATAGCTTCCTTTTCATCTTCGGAAAGGGGCGCCTCAGTAAGTGCGTTAACGATTTCCGCCTTAGATGCCTTGCCATCTTTATCGTTTGTCTCCACGTATTTGTCGGCAAACTGCTTGAACGCTTCTTCCGTTACGGAACCTCTATCTTCTAAATAGATCTCCTTCGTACCGAAGTCATTCTCAAACTGGGCCTTCTTAACGTCCTCTTTGGATTTCTCGGTAAACACCGGGTCTTCAAGGAACATCTGCATTGTTTCATCGCCCGCAGCCACTGCCAGCTTTCCGTAATATGTTGACGTGTGCTTGCTCTTGTCAACACCTGTAAGCAGTCTGTCCGCCATATATCTCGCCTGCGCATCGTTATATCCAAGTCCCTTAGTCATTGCCCATTCCATCGTAGCCTGTGTGAGGTTTATGACGTTGTTGGTCGGAATTCCGAAGAAGGTTGATACGTCCTTAAACTGTTTGAACAGATCACGGAGATATTCTTCCTTGTTCTCGTCGCCTTTGATAAGTCCGAAGATGTCTCCACCCAGATTGGGAAGGTTGGTGATCAGGTCTACCATCTTGTTCAAGCCTTCGATACTGGCGTCAAGCTCGAAACCATATACTTTATTGTCGAAGTATTTCTCTCCGCCCATAGCTACGAGCGCATCGTCTACCCACTTCTCGACTACTTCTAAAGCCTGTGAGCCTCCAGGAACCATGCCCGCCCAGGACGATATCATGTTCTTGAAGAAATTATTCAGTCTCTGGACGTTCTTATCCTCGTCATCCAACGGGTCTTCCTTCCTGCGCATGATATCCCATATCACCTGCATGGCAGCAAATACGCTATTAGAAACCACCTGCGAAGATATTGCCCAGGCAAGACGTTTACGCGCCTCGTTTCTTCCGGCCTTGTTCTCTTCTGTCGGGTTAGCCTTGTATGCTCTCTCCGCCGCCTTGAATGATCCTACCGCTTCATAAAGGATATTAAAGTTCTGGAAAGGCTGCGTCTTGAACATCATCAGCGTCTTCGTGATTTCTGACTTGCTTCTCAGCAGTCCCGGTCTCTGAAGCTCCGAGTAGTTCGGCTGCGTCTTGGTGATTACCCTTGTGTGGACGTCGCCAACTTTCTGGTAGAATTCCTCAGTTCCCGGTTTAAGGTTTTTGAAGTTCTGCTTCACATAGTATTCCGAAGCTTTCCATAGTGCTGCGACCGTGCCGACGTCGACGTTCTGTATCCAGTTAAGGGCGCCCGGTATCTTATGGCTCAGCCTCTGCATATCGGCCAACTCCTGAGTAGACATACCTTCTGTCCTCAGTCTCATGAGCGGTGAATATTTGCTGATAAAGTCGATCGTCTTCTGGTTGGCCGGTTTTGCGAAGCTTGCCATTGCCTTGCCAAACTGTGGTACGGTCTTGATGATCGGCGCCCAGCCTATCTCCGCTGCAGCTGTCGGGAATGATGCTGCCTGCTTAAGCGCTACGCCCAGGTTCAATGTCAGGACGGATCCCGCGTATTTACTTCGCAATGCGGCAAACACTTTGTCGAGTGCGCTCATATTGCTGACCGGATTCTGGATATCCGCCAGAAGATCCCTGATGTAATTCGTGTCTGCTCCGGAAGGATGCTTCTTGTTGATCTCCTTTATTACAGAAGATGCGTAAGCGTTCTGCAGTTCATACTTGCCGTCTGCGTTCTGTGCGTAGGTGTTTTCCGTAATGCCGTATATCTTGCTGAAGTTCCTGATCGGTATTGCCATTCCCACATACTTGGAATGTGCCACGATATCTTTCTGCAGCTGCTCGGAAAGCGGTATCAGCAAAATCGGGTTCTTTCCGTTAACACGTTCCTTAGTCCAGCCCATGCCTTCGATCGTGCCGTCGAAGCGGATGTTCTCCATGTCTCCGCCCCTGTAATCCGGGTCCGTATTGATCCTGAAGTAGTTATCCACTTTAGCCAGGCTGTATCCTAAGAGCTGTTCTGATACGTCATTTATCCTCGGCTGTGACATCTCGGAATAATATCTCTGTGCCGCCTTGATAAATTCCATCTCTTTAGGCGTAAGGCCTTTAAGCTGGTCATTAAACTGACTTCTCGTAAATGTAAGCTTTGTTCCTGCGTTGTATGCCTCGGTCTTCTTGCCGTCCTTATAGAGCTTGTAATCCGGTACGGTCATTCCACCAGCCTTCACCTCACGTCCGTGTTCATCCTTATAATTGCAGATATGCATAAGGTTTTGAACGTTCTGTGAGTGCATATACATTGCCATTACAAAGTCAGGAGTTACCTTTACGGTGTGCTGTTTGCCCTGCTCGTCCGTGCCGGTGATCTCTATCGTCCTTGCGTTCTTGCCGGTGATGGATTTCATGAATTCCTTGTCATCCAGGAACTGACGGAAGTAACGCTCGTTAGCCTCTCTCTGGTAATCCTGCATCGTCTTCTGCCCTGTCAGGAGCGAAAGCCTGTCGCCGAACGTGTATTCATAAAGTGGGCTGTTTTTGTTGAAGCCTACGAGTCGCAGGAATTCCGTCTCAGGTCTCATAAGGCCATTGATAAGGAATTTGTCCATGCCTCTGGCAAGTGCTGAAGGTCCTGTTCCCGGAGCATTTCTGACGTCCTGTATGATCTGTTTGCCAAGGTCTACAGTGTTGTATCTTTCCCGCAGTCCGATGATTCTGTTCTCGGTCCTTATTCTGTGTATGACTTCCAGAAGAGCTTCGCCCAATGCCCGGACGTCTCCGATCGTCATATCCGACAGATGGTCCTTATAATATCTTGCAAGCTTGTCAGATACCTGCGGCGTGATGATTGCGTCCGGATTATCCTTGTTTCGCCTTACCCAGCTTTCCAGCTCTGAGAGTTCCTGTGCCTTGTGATTCGACAGGCGCTGTGCCACAGTATCGTAGTTGCCTAACAGGTTTTTGATCTCAGCACGGAAGGCGTCATTTGACTTCTTCGCAAGCCTCTCTGCCTGTTTCATAGTCCGCAGCACCCTTGCCCGGTCCTCGGATTCTTTTGCCCTGGCTGAGCGATCCTTATAAGCCTGCACAAGATCCGCAAGATATCTGTCGCGCTGTTCTCTGATATCATTCAGCTTAGCCTCATAATAAGCCTTGACATCCGCAGGCGTCTGCTTCCTTGCCTGTTCTCTGGCCTGCGCTGCTTCTGCTTTGGCCGCATTGACTTCCGCTGCTTTCCTGTCGGCAAACGTAGGCTTGGATACCGGTGCGTCGAAAATGGTATTCATGATCTCGCTGGCAACTACGTCAACAGCATCGGCTGTATCGTAAGGATTGTAGGCCTTGTCGAAATCATTGATAAGGTCAAGCAGGTCGAGAAGCATATCCACAGGCTCAAGTGTCTCGCCTTCAAATTCCTGAAAGAGCGGATAATCTGAAAACTGCTCATTCAAGGATTCGTACAGTCTGCTGATCGGCATACCGTCTTTCGCAAGTTTTATCTTGCCTTTGATCGCTTCACGCAGTGCAGGGAAGTCTCCGAATTCTTTCTTGAATGACAAATCATTCTGGATCGGATGGTTCCAGACAAACTGCTTAAGTTCCTGCGCTCTTGCATTGTCGCCTACAAGGACCGCTGCCGATTTGACTACCTTGTTCGCCAGCTCGGTACACTTATCAGTGAAACGGTTCTCTACGCTGCGGATAAGTGCCGGATCTGCTCCCTGGTTACTAAGCCTGCGGTACAGAGCAAACTCTTTTGCGATATCGGCGAATGCGTCCTTGATCTCTGTCTCCGGCATGGTTGACTGCCAGTCGCGCCCGAATTGTACTGCTGCCGTCGCGATAGCCTTCGGATCCGGCTCTACTCCATGTGTTTCGACCATCTCGTGGCGGAGCCTGTCGATCGTTTCCTGCTGCCGGCGGATTACTGCATCCTTACTGGAAGAGGATCTCTTTGAATACCTGATGTCTGGATTGTCGGACTGGAATCTCTCGCTAAGAGGAATTACGTTGCCGTTATCGTCATAGGTAACAGAATCCGCGGACTTAATCTGGTTTGGATTGAAGAAGACGTAGTTATCTGCCTTGTCACCATAATCATAAATGTTATGCATGATGACCGACGTGTAACCGTTTTCTAATGCCCACTTGCTGACAGCATCGGTGGAATGATAATCGTCTCCCATCTCCGGAACTTTGATCGCCCAGAACTGTGCGCCATTAGCATCGAATTCAAGCGGATTACTTCCAAGGTCCCCATACAGATCGTACGCGCCGATTTCATGAGACAGGTCTAAGCTTTTCCTTATATCTTCCGGCCTCATGTAGCTGTTGTTATCGTTGGCAAGAACCGTATCGCTGCCAAGGATTCTTTCAATCTTATACTCGATGTCGATTGCTGCGTCCCCAGCATCATAGCCGATAATGTACCCTAAATATTCCTTCTGTTCTTTATTCAGATTTTTGTAGTTATCCGAATAATAATCCTTCAGGATACCGATGTTTTCTTTAAAGCGCTCAACGTCTTCCGCTAAATTCTCTGGAGTATAGCCGGTCTCGCCTGATCTAAGGTCTTCCAGCGTATCAAAACCGGAATCGCGCATAACCCAGAAAAGGTTCTGTGCCCAGTCCATAGCATTTAGGACTCTGCGATCATTTTTATTGTCCGAGTCGAGGTTATTAAATTCCGTGTATCGTTCATCTAATCCGTCGGCTATTTTAATAGCCTCGTTTCTGACGTCAGTGAAGGTTTTTTCCTTTTCAGCCTCCGTCGCCACGTGAAGCTTTGCTCCCCATACAGTCTCCGCGTCTTTGATAATGGACTTTATGGAATCGCCACCCTCGTAACGTCTTCCGATCGGCCTGACGCCCGCATAATGGTTGTCCCCCGCATAGTGCGCAGATACTGAGGAAAGCGTAGAAGTGTAGATAAACGGTTTATCGTGGTTTCTCTCCTCGTAAGTAGTGAATCCAAATCTTGGCGTCCCATGATACAGATGAAGCGGTCTGCCTCTGTCGGTTTTTGCAAGGTTTGGCATTGCCTCTACCGCAGCTTCGTCTACCATCCTCTGTGCAGCTCTCATGTTGCCTTCATTTACGGCAGCCATATAATCATTATCTGAGGCCCTGCGGGAGAATTTAAGACCTCCTGCATCAGCTTCTTCGTTGACCACACGCATACGGTCGTCTTCATTTCCGGCCTTATACTCTGCGTATTCTACGCCTTTATTGTCAAGCCAGTTGCGAAGCTTCTGTGGTGAATTATCCGGGATGATTACTTTCTTCCATTCATCGAAACGAACAGCTCTTTGCGGTTTAGCCTCGAAGTATCCTGTCGGCATCTGCTGGATGTCCTGAATAAGATTCCAAAGATCATCCACAAGATCATCGCTATAGTGATATCCGTATTTTTCTTCTGCTTTCAAGCGTCGTCTCAGTGTTTCCTTTGTTTGGCTTTTAGAAATGTCCTCGCAAATTACGCCGCCCGTATCCCATAAGCTTCCAAATTTTTCTGGCCTGTTATTAAATCTGTCTGCTATGTCACTGAATCTACTAACAAATTCAGATTTAATCTTTTCATAATCTTCTTCTGCCATTGTGCGTAGCTGTCCTTTGTGCTCACGGATTTCACTGACCGAAGAAAATTCTTTTGTTGCCGCCGCAGTAGGGCTGCCGAGTCCAAATACTCCTGCTCCCTTTTGCGGGTCTGATCGCATGGCCTTAACTACATTTTCAAGGGTCACCTCGTTGTGGAGTGCTTCCCATGAACGGCGATTTCCTGACGATGTGAACGTGTCCTTCTCGTTACGGATCCCTTTCTTTTCGACTATGCCATCAAACGTATCGTGCAGCCATTTGTCGTATTCTGCGTTGTCTACCCGACTATTGATTTCAGCTGTCGTCGCCTCTCTGTCAAAAACATTACTCGGCGCCGTCTCACCACGGAAATAGCTGTTGACTTTAGATGCTATTCTGCTGCCCGCAATTTTTTCTTTGCCAGATTCAAGTAATTTCTCTATACCATCATGCGTCCCATCATACCTTCTGTAAGCGTCAAGGAACTCCTCCCCATGTTCCTTAGCGAACTCCATGAAGGAACTGCCCCACGACACCGGCAGCTCATTAAACGTCTCGTTAGACAAAAGCTCGATCATCGCCTCTGCAAGCGCAACGTCCTCTTGGGTCATGCCCGTTCCTTCTTTTACTTTTGTTATCTCTCTGACGACATCTCCTGTTGTTTCATAGAGGAACAACTGCTTTATAGCCAGATCGTCTTTTAAGGACTCTATAAACTCTGATTCCGACTTAAATCTTTCCGCTCTTGGGGTTAGATTCACATCATAAAAATCTACATAGTTGAAGAAAGCAGCATCTTTCGGGACCTTATATGCTCTTTTCCCAATGTCTTTTAGCATTTTTTCGTCGAGCTTAATGTCGACCTGTGGAAACGTAGGCGTCCAGGCATCTCCGCTGTATACCTTATTGTACTTGCTGGCCTGCGGATCTATAGTGCTCTTATCAAACAGTACAGATATCGGCCCATAGTTGCTGTGCTGTTGGTTCGATCTGATAATCGCGATGGAAGGCATAGGGAATCCGCCGAGTTCTACGCTGTCCAGGAGATTCTCCTCTGTGAGATTGTGGATAGCAATAAGGTCTCGCGTCTGCTCTATGTGATTTTTCATAGAGAACTTCGTAGCAGGTTTCTCCGCCGGAGCCTCGTTCTGTTCAGCCCTTGTCTCTTCTTTTGAAGACTGTGCCTGCGTTTCTGCTCTCTGCGCTTCCGCCTGACGCACCTTTGCCTGCGTCTCCTTGAACATCTTCCGGAATTCATCCTCGATCCTCTGCGCATTTGACGCCTGCCTGCCGGTCAGCTTGGACTTGATCCAGTTTGCCATATCAACGATATGCTGAATGAATCTGCTGCGTGTCGGCATCTCGTCGATGGATTCGACCATAGCCCTGAGAGAACCAATATCACCGCTGAAGAAACGATTACCGATATAATCCGCCAGCACCTCTTCCTGTGCCGCGTCACGGGTGATATCTCCCTTGTAGGTATCCCTGATCATCGTGTTCACGTCAGCGTTGAACTGGTCTATGTCGGATCCGATAACTGCCTGCGTAAATTTATTCCAGGTCTTAGGAGATACCTGACGCATCCTGTGCGCAAGCTCATGGCCAAGCGTAGCCCGCATTGCCCTGTCCCTATCGATGATCCCACCAAAATCAGTATTAAGCGCAACGACGATCTCGCCTGTGCGTAAGTTGATCTGTCCGTTTTGAGGCAGCTTTGCTACAAGAGATACTTTTTCGCCGAAGAGCTTGCCCATCTCGTCTGCGAAATCAACGGTCTCGGTAAGACGTCCCTGTTCCACGTGCTGTCTGATAACAGGATCTGATATGGCTACGCCTGCATTTGTGTTTACGGGGATAGCATCTGCTCTTGCCTTGTTCTCGGCAGCGAAGCGGTCCTTCAGCGCGGCTTCTCTGATGTTGGCAATAGTCGGTGCGCTTAAGGGTATGCTCGTGTTTGTGGGTATCGGCTTATTCGCATAGACGTTTGAGTATACTTCATTGAAGGCTACCCTTGCCTGCTCTGCCGTTGCCCCGTTGTCAAGAGCTTCACGCACTGCTGCCTGATATACCTTAGATCCGTTCTCCGCGTAATTGTTTACGCTATCAAGGTTACGTTCGGCATTGGCTCTGCTTGCAGCCATCCGCCTGGGCTGTGTTTCGGTCTTTCTCTCAGACTGTGCGGCCTGCATGATATCCCTGACGGTATTCTCAGAGATATATGCTGTCTGCGGGGCCTTAAGCTTATTAAACCCGCTTGTGTATGCACGGTCGAATTCTGCTGCGGCCTGCTGGCCCGTGGCCCCGTTCGTTACAGCTTCTTCTACAGTTCTCTCGTAGAGCTTCCTGACGTCCTTGTTAAACTCTTCCACGTGTTCCATGGCTACGTCTTTCGCCGCCTGCCATTCGCCCGGATCGATTTCCTTCTTACGGAGTTTTAGCAGTTCATCATACGGCATGGTCTTTTCAGCGGCATAGTTGTTCGCATAAAGAATCGCAGCTTCACGTGCTGTCACGGCCTTGCCCTCGTTGATCTTCTGCTGCAGCAGGTCCGCCTGCCTGTGAGAGATCGTGTCCGCCGGCATATTATGCCCGCGTTCCATTAGGCTCTCTACAGCGTCCATGTTGAGGGTGCCGTCTTCATTGGTCACAATGTTTGTGCCCGCGTTAACGAGGTTATTATAGTTAACTGCAGTTGCGGGGGCGCCCATGAGGCCTTCGGCTACGAAGCCTCCCGCGAAGTCCATGCCCGCGTCTTTCACGTGCCCTAATATTACCTGACTTGTGGCCTGGGGCCTTGGGACTCCCTTCTTTTCAAGCTCGTTTATCTCTTTTTCAAGCGGGCCTACGCCTTCATGCCTTACTACCGATCTGACCGTATCGAGTCCAAGGTTAAGGATGTTCGAGGCGAATTCCTCAGATCCTCCGATAATCCCCTGTATGCCCATATTCTTAAAGAAGTTTGCGACTCCACCTTTCCAGGAAGTCGAAAGCAGCTTGTCAAGGCTTACCTTCTCCGTAACTCCCTCGATTACACCGGACATCAACCCCCAAAAATAGGCTTCATTTGCAGGCACTCCCTGCTGTATCAGTTCCCTTGCACGGTCGTTCGCGGCCGAAGATCCAAGAGATCCGAGCATTGCCCATTCACCGGCGCTGCCCAGTCCGCCGAGCGGCATAAGGGCCAGGTTGTCGAGCATACTCATACCTGTGCCATATATGAACTGCCCTGTTTTGCTCTCAATTCCCTTCGTTACTTCGGACCGCAGTTGTGGACGCTGGCCCGCCACAACATTAGCAGGGGAAGTAAAATCTATATCTTTTCCTGCAGCCAGGTTAAGTCCATTCTCAAGGGTTGCTAAAGGAGCTTCATAGACCTCGGCTACGCTCAGAAGACTCGCGAGGGCCGGGTGCTCTGCGGCAAACTGTGGAGTGAATTCCTGTGCGTTCCAATTTGCATAATTCGCTTTAAGCTGCGGGTTAAGCGACTTCCTGTATTCCTCTGCAGCCGCCTTGCCCTTGTTTTCCAGTATCCAGTTGTAGTCTTTAGTCTGCTGCGTCGTCATAAAATACGGTGTGTACGCATCCGTCGGATCTACCCCCGCTATTGTTCCTAACAGATTTGTAAACGGATTTACAGCCCAGGACGATGCCCCAAATGCCCCTAAGCCTGCAGCAGTGTTGACGATATCTGCCGCCTTTTCGTCGTCTACAGTGTCGATCGCCAACTGTGGCCCATCAAGCGTCTTCCTTGCCGCCGCCATCGTATCAAGTGGATTAGCAGGATTGTTATCGCTCTTTGCGGCCCAGTAACTGTTCTTGTTGCCGAAGTTGCCGTAACGCTCATAATCATTGCTGACGAAATTGAACCTGTCTGTCAGGCTTCTTTTAAGTGTGTCATTCCATGAGCCTGTATCCCGGTACTCTTTGTAATCCGCAAGCCAGCGGAGGACGTCTACCGTTGCCGCCCTCTCAGCCTGTTTACGGTCATTCCTGTCCCTATACAGCGCCGCGTTAGTTGCCTTGTTGACGTCTTGCCCCTTCTGGCTGTACGCCACCTGTGCGTCTCTCTGAAGCTTCGCCCGCAAGTCAGTTAACGCCTGCGCCCTTGCTTTGTTTTCATCGTCTGTATTGACGGGCACGGACTGCACAGGTCCGACCACCGCAGTGGTGTTCTGCGGGGTCATCGCAAAGCCTGTGTTAACCGGGGTATTGTGTGTATGCACAGGCCCGACCGTTGCAGTGGCTGTCGGTGCGGCCATCGATATCCCGACGGGTGCCTGCTGTGATGCTGGCTGCTGCACCGGCTGCTGTACTATGGGTGTTGATTTTTTCTTAATAGTTGCCGCAGCTCCTACTTTTGCCATTGACTTTCACTCCTTAGTAAATGCCGTTCTGAAGTAACCATAACTGCTGCCTTGCAAGATCCAGATCTGCCTGGTTGTTTTCTACGCTGTGGCCTACATCAATAAGGTTCAGGTATCTGTCCATGTTATTGGTCCAGCGATCGTAAGCGTCCTGATCGAGCGTGTTGTACATGGAAGCTACGTTGTAAGCGTTGTTCCTGTTGTCCGCGTATCTCGAATAATCCGTATCATCCAGGCTTGCGTAAGCGTTAGCCAGGTTATAAAGGTTATTACGAGTATCCGCCCAGCGGTTGTAGCCCTGCTCGTCAAGGCTTGCATAGGCATTGGCAGCGTTGTACAGGTTGCTTCTCTCGTCCGCCCACCTGCCGTAATTCTGTGCATCCAGATTTGCGTAGGCATTTGCGGCATTGTACAGGTTGTTCCTTTCGTCTGCCCATCTTCCGTAGTCCTGAGCGTCAAGATTCGAGTAAGCATTTGCCAGGTTATATGCGTTGTTTCTTTCATCCGCATATCTCGCGTAGTCTTGTGCATCAAGATTGGAATATACGTTAGCCAGATTGTATGCGTTGTTCCTCGCGTCTGCCCACCTGCTGTAGTTACGGTCCTCTGCGTTCTGCAGCGCATTAAGGCCGGAAACTTCCCTCTGGTATGCGTTCTGCTCATACTGGGGCATAAGGCCTGCCAGCTGGTTCATGTAGTTCTCATACGCCCCTGCCGCCGCATTTCCTGCGTAAGATGATGCAAGGCCTCCGGTCCGTGCGGAGATCTGCCCTAACGTATCCTGCATGGCCTGACGCCCATTGTTCTGGTACATCTGTGCGAGTGCCTGATATGAAGCGTCCTGCGTCGGATCATATCTCCAGCTCTGCAGGTTCCTTACCGCGTCGTCGATCTCGTTAGAGTAATCTGACGAGTAAGTTCCCTGTGCCTGGTCGAGCGCGGAGTTTATCTTGTCCATATATCCGGACTGATAGTTCCCGTCCGCCGCACTGCTTAACGCTTGGTTTACTTTATCGGCATAATTGGAGCTGTAGCTTCCGTAGTTGGCCGCGCCGTTCAAGGCTGCGTTTACCTTGTCCGCATAATCAG